AGCGACGTACGGATCTCCGGCGGCAACACCTCCTCCTTCGACAACTCAATCGCCGCCCTCCCCGGCCCCCCATTCGCTCCCCCCGGCGCCGCCCCCCACACCGAACCCGCCCCCACAGCCACCACCGCCGCCATCACCCATATCGCGCGCATCACCAACCTCCGTTCCGCCGCCCCCCGTCATTCACTAGTTACCTTCACCATTTACTATTCCGCCGCCTCCAACCGCACGTAATCATAAATCACCCCCGCCGTCCCCCCACCCGCCGGCACCGTCAGCGTCATCGTGTTCTCCCCCTGCTTCAACATCGAAGCATCAAACCCCAGCTCCCGCTCGAACCAGATCCCCTGAACGCCGTTCCGCCCAATCGCCGAATCCGTCGCCAGGTTGTCCACCCGCCCCGCCTCCTGCCCATTCACCGCCACCTCAATCGCCCGCGTGTTCGCCGTCGCAATCCCGAGCCGCAACGTCGCTTTCCCCTTCATCGCACTCGGCAAATCAAACACGATCGTATACGGCGTCGCCCGCGATCCCGGCGGCCCACCCGCCCCCCCCGCGCCGCCCCCCCGTGCCCCGCGGGCTCCCCCCGCAACCGCCCCCCGACCCCGCGCCCCCTGCGTCGCCGCGCCACGCGCCCCAAACCCGCCCGCCCCGCGCACCGGCCGCGGCTGCGCATTCACCGTCGCCGCCGCAATCGCCCCCTCCTCCGCGTGCGGCACATGCAGGTAAAACCAGTCCTTCGCAAAATCGCTCTTCCCGATCACAAACCGCACATCCTCCGGAAACTTCAACGCATACACGATGTTCATCCCGTCGTGGAAATAATCATCCCCGCCCGCAAACTCTTTCCCGCTCCGGTTCGCGATCCCAATGTCCCACAGCTGCCGCCCACGCCGCACCGGCGTCCACGTCAACTCCCCCAACTCCAGCGGTTTCCCCGCCTCCACCGTCACCTCCGTCTTGGTGAACTCCCCCAGCACCCCGTCCGCAATCGCATGCAGCGTGTACTTCCCCGCGCGCACGTTCGGTATCGAAAAACTCCCCGCGTTGTCCCCCTGCACCCAGAACTCATAATGCTTCGAATCCGTCTGCCATGTGATGTCCGCTGGCGCATTCGTCGCCGCCGCCCGCGGCGTCGTGATGTGATAATCCGGCGCCGCCAGCCCCACCCGCACATTCCGCATCCCACCGCCCGCCGGCATCAACGGATCCGTCAGCACCAGCCGCCCGCTCACCGTCGCCCGCTCGCTCTTGTTCGCATAATCCACCCCCTTCACCCAGTCATAAGGCCACTTCCCCGCCTCCTTCTTCTGCTGCGCCTGCGCATCCGCCCAGATCGCCTGCGGCCCGTTCCCCGTGTTGCAATACAATAAAAACGGCCCGATCACCTTCGTCCACGCTTCCCCCTTCGCCACATCCACGCCCCCGCCCCCGTAATGGCTGCTCCGCCAGTAATTCAAAATGCACGGCGCCGCCACCTGGTTCGTGTCCCGGTGACACTCAAACTCCACCTTCGTCGGCGGACCCGTCAAATACTCCACCGACGGGTTCACAATGAAAAACCCCACGTTCTTCTCCACGCTCGCCCACCCGAACGCCGGATGCTCCCACTGCACCGTCGTGTAGTTGTACTTGTTGTCCCCCAGCTTCGACTCCGGCTCCGGCGGGTAATACAAATTGTGATGCGCATCCACCAGCATCCAGTCAAAGTCCTTCCCCAGCTTCACGCAAAACCGCGCCTCCCCCATCGTGGCGTCCGGATACTCCGGCTTGTGATCGAACACGCAATACGTGTACACCCCCGAATCCCCCTTCCCCAGCGAATACCGAATCTCAATGTCTGCCGCAAAATCCCCGTCCCGCGGCGCCCCCGGCCCATGCCCCAGCTTCTTCCCGTCCGAAAACCCCTTCACCGACACCTCCGCCCGCGTCCCATCCCCCGCCTTCGGATCGATCGTCACCTTCGACTCAATCCGATCCGCGATCGTGTCATGCGACCAGAACCCATACATGTGATCCGTCATCCCGAACTGGCTCCGCCCCGGATCCCCCGGCGGATCCGCCTGCACGTCCGGCGTCCCATCCTCTTTCATAATCGTCGCCAGCATCTCCGCCCCCTTGTACTTCATCGACATCAAATCCCCCGACTTCCGGCTCACCACCGCCCGCACAATCCCATTGTCCAGCGTGTACGTCGCCTCATCCTGCGTCACCGTCACCTCCCCGCCCGCCTGCCCCCAACTCGCCCGTGAAACCCCCATCACCACCACCGCCAGCAACGCACCAACCCGATTCAGTCGCACACCCATCGCATCGCTCCCAAGCAAAAGCACTCTGTGCACAGAAACGCTCTCGGCATCCACATCTTGCCCCAACCACACCAAGCCCATGGCTTCCTCGCCATGGGACCAATCGACCCTCCCCGCGCACGCCTCCCCCCTCAAACAACCCAATCCCTCCGCGCGCCCAGTTTCCAATTGCCTCTCCTGTCTGGTCCCCATTGCCATCCCCCGTCAGGACAAGGAGCACCAGCTAAACCCCCCCCACACCCCGCGCGCACAACCTGGCAGCAAAAAAGTTTGAAGTACCCCCAAAATAAACCACCCAACCCCAGCACTCCCAACCCCTTACCACCATTTTCGCACGTTCGTGTGCGCACAAACTGGGCGCGATCCCCCTATACAGGAGTGTAGTTGGCCACGCGACTTTGCATTTTTGGCCACCGACTTTGCACGGCGTTCCGCGCGCACCGAAAGCCCGGCCTTGCCGAGCTTTTTTTCTGCGTCCTGACTTCGAACGCCCTTCGAATTTTCTGCCCCCGCCCGGTCAATCCCCTTCCGCCCCCGTTTACGACTGCGTGATCGTCACGGTGACCCAAGCCACCCGCATGGTGATGGTGCGGGCCGCGTGGGCGGGGATATACACGTTGAAGGCCAATGTCCCATAGGCAAGATTCGTCGTCGGAACCCCGTCATCAAAGCTGACATCGCCGGCAGAGATTGCGTCCACCATCCACCAGCAATTCCCATCGTCGCCAGGAACCACGTCGATGGAGACGGTGCCGCCGGCCGTGGAGACGCTGGCAGACGTGGGGGTGACCGTCGCAGGAGCTGCTTCCTGCTTTGCCGTGCTGGTCTGCGCTGACATGCCGGCGACGGCGTACGACACCACCCGCGGATAGCACTGGCGATTCGGCAGGACGGTCATCGTGAAGGTCGCGCCAAAGCCGCTGCCGTAAAACGGTTCGACGGGGTCGGACGACCACAAAATGTTCCAGGCCAGGCCCGCGTTGTTTTTCTTGACGACGGTGTAGGTCGCGCCAGCAGCGGGGATCATGGTGGTGCCGAAGTCGGGGAGGTCCGACTCGGTGGTCGGGTCGGTGGTGCCGGGGCCGCTGTAAAGGATCAGATAGGTACCCGTGGCGTAGGCCGTCGTCGCGGTGAGGGTGATATAGACGCCATCAGGAACCGGGATGGGGTGCCCGGTGTCGCTGGCATAGATTGTGTTGTGGGTCGAATCGACCGCGCCGCCGGCGAGTGTCACTGACGTGGTGAAGGGGCCGGTGGGCGAGGTGCTGAGCTTGAACCAGGACGTGTCCGACGTGACTGTGACGGGGATTGCCCCGCCCCCGGAGAAGGCGGAATACACACCAACCGGCCAACTGGAGGCGTAAACGTTGGGGCCGACAAATCCGCCTCCCGACGCGCTGGCATCAAGCCACGCCAGGCAGGGAACCGTGGTTGAGGCGACGACGGAGACAACCCCATCCTCCAGAACATTTACCCCGTTGGTGCCCCTTGGCACCATCCCGTATCGCGCAGAGGCCGCTACGCTTTCGTAGGTCCCGGCCTCCCATGGAGTGGAAAAGCTCTGTCCAATGTCTTTGGTTGTGACCTTGGCAGTGATGCATGCGTTGCTCTTTTTGGTGGCGTACTCTTCGCTGATGCCCAAAACGTTGTCGTGTTGGTGCACACGGACAGCGATCCGCAGCTCGCCAAACTGCTCGCCGGCAAAATCGGTGGCGGTGGGAACGAAGGTAATGACGGAACCGTCCACGGGGTAGGGATACGCCTTGAACACCGCCACCCCGAAGGGGGCCGCCCCGAAGGTAATCCCGTCCATCTGAGGCACGCCGAACCCTTCCGCCCGGACCACAAGCCCATCGTCCTCCACCTGGGAAGGAACGTCGCAGCACCGCAGCGAGAGGGAATCCGGCGTCGCGCTCTCACCGCTTGTGCGCACAAAGGCGCTGCCGGAAACAAGCGTCGATGAATTCTCCCCCTCCCATACCAGCACCCGGCCGCTCATGGTGTCGTTGAAGCGGTACAGCGAGAGCACCCAGCCTGTGCCCACCAGCTTGGGCGTGATGGCCGTGTCCTCGTGGAGTCGCGAGCACTTCGCGCCGGCGCGTCTCAGGTCGTCCGAGTCGATGCGGAAGGGCTGGGAGCCGCCGTCAAAGCTGTCGGTCGAAACCAGATAACCCGAGCTGTTGCCCCCAAATAATCCATCCCACAGGGGTGCCGAATCGTGGGAGGCAATTACCAGAGTTTTGGGGGCGTCGAAAAAATCGGCCCGGTAGCCGATGATCCGCATGCGGAGGCAATCGACACCGGGGATGCAGCATCGGGGATTCATTCCTGCCATCTCAGCTCCCACACTCGACAGTGTTTTCGTAGCTGAAACGGAAGCCGATGCTCCAGGTCTCTTCGTCCGCGTCCCACGCTGACACCCGCCGCATCCAGACGACCGGGGCGCCCTGGACGGCTGCCAGCGTTGTGCTGGTGGCGTCTGTGTCCACCGAGTTCCCCATCACGCCGGCAGTGTCAGGGTTACTGGCCTCGATCGAGTTGAGGGCGAACCTGCTGCTGGTGGTGCCACTGCGGCCGCCGGGCAAGTCTTCCCACCCGTCAAGGGTCGGGCGTTGCTCCGTCCACGCATACTGCCAGCGGTTGGGGTTGTCGGTGAAGGCTGCGGATCCCGTGATCTTCGCCCAAAACTCATTTCCGACCGTCTTGCCGTAGCAAGCGCTCTCTTGCCCACGCGGAGCAAGTTCCACCCGCCGCGTCGCCCGCAGTACCCGCTTCGCGACCGGCAATCGAAATTTTGCCACAGGATCTGCCATCAGGTGTCGAGCCCCGAAAGAAGACTTGTGAAATCAGCTTCCCTGGGCGGCACGTCCACAGTGAGAACCGCATCCGTGACGTCCAGCTTGTCGGTGCCGTCTGCCGTCAAGGGGAAGGGCTGAGGAGCGTCGGGGTCGATCATCATGGGCCCGTCATCGGTCAATTTGCGGTAGCCCATATTCGGAACTTTTCGGACCCACCCTTCGCCCCGGAAGAGGAAGCGAAGTTTGATCCGCGGGTATTGCTCCCCATTTACGTCGCGGGTGTAGGTGTAGGAGTATGCGTCGAGCTTCAACGTGCCAGCGACATAGGTGACACTCTCACCGTTCATGGTGATGACGATGTCGGCGTTGTTCGCCCTGCCTTTGCAGGCGTCGAGATCAGTGAAGGGAACGGAGGTGGTGGTGTACTCGAAGGTGATCTCTTCGTCGTATAGAGTCTCCATCACCCCGTTGATCAAATCCCCAGCCGTGTTGCTGATCCACGTGCCATCGGGTTTTTTGAAAATCTCGGTTTCGTAAGGAACCGAGTCGCCATTCGCGGTGATTGCCCACTTTTCCACATCCGGATCATCGGGCTTCGACTGCTGGCCGGGTTGCTGCATCGTGTAGGTGCATTTGACCGTCCACTCCAGCGGCGACTCACTGCGTTGCTCGGCCGATTTTGTGGTCAGCACCAAGACGCCCAGCACCTGATTAAAACCCGGAACGCTGTTGGTGCCGTCCGATGCCACCATCGCCATCTGGGCCGTGCTGCCGACGCCATCAAACACCACACGATAGGTCTCCTCCTCGGTGGCGCTCCCGCTGTTCAGCACCGAGAACGAGCCGGTGCGGCCTTTGGCGAAGGAGACGGATACGCATGTGGGCGTGGGCATGATGGCCTTTCAGGGGAGGGTCGCAAAAACCTCGTCGCCGACCTCGGCAGCCGCGCGTTTGGCGTTGGCCAGCTTGAGTTCTTTGAGCATGTTGGACTGCAACTCGGTCTGCTTTTGGCTGTTGACGTCTGCCTGGGTGACGAATTTTGTCCCTCGCAGCTCCTGGGCCTGGATTGGCCGGAGTCGCTCAGTTGGCAGCGTTTTCTTGCTCGCCTCGATGCCACCAACCTGGTCCAACATCGTTTGGTACTGCTGAAGTTCTTCGGGATTAAGGAGGCCCGATCGACGCACGTCATCGAATCGCTTTTGCAGGTCCGTCATCCCGCTCTGATCGACTTCCTTTTGAAGGTCATCGAAGAGCCCCTTTACCCGGTCCGATCGCTGCTGCATTTCATCGAAGGCGTCGTCAACTGCTTTTTGCTGAGTGGCCAAGTCGCTTTCGATGGCGGCTTGCTTGAGGTCCGAGATCCGTGCCTGCGTCTTTTTCTCGACGGCCTCCCTTGCCCTGCCGAGTTCCTCTTCGATCTGCTTTTGTTGGTTGATCAGCTCCGCTTTTTGATCCTGTAACGCCATCCCCGTGTACGTCCCCGCCCCATGCTTCTCCACCTCTTCATCGATCTTTTTCTGCACCTCGTCAATGCCGAGATCCTTGATGGCTTTCGCCGCGATCTGGCCCAGATCAGCATCCTCTTCCCAGGAATTGGTGAGCTCCTGGGCAATATCCCTCTGCATGCCCTTTGGCTTCGAAAGGACAAAACTCTCGTCGTCGGCCCGTAGCCGGGCGCGGCCTAACCCATCTACCTTCGCCCCCACCCCCTCAGCCTGCAGCTTAGCGGTCTCCTTCAGCACATCCTGGTAACGCTTCCACTGCTCCGTGTTGTCTTTAATTCTCGCCGCCTGACCGGTGATCGCCTCCTCGACGTCATGCATGGCCAGGACCACGTTCCCCAGAATCGGAATCGCCCCCACCATCTTGGTCATGGTTTCTTCCTGGCTCACGCCGGCATCGTTCCAATGTTCCGACAGGTCCCGCAGATCGGCACCCAGGCCTCGCATTTTCATCGACAGCATATTTAAGGCTGCAACGGCGCCCCCGCCAGCGGCGAGCTTGAGCCCCTGGCCCAGGAGAGAGCCCTTCCCGAAATCCTCCTTCAATGCACCCATCGCCTGTTTGAACTTTTGGCCGCCCTGTACGCCCGCCTGGCCGATCGCTTCCTTCACCCCAGCCATGTTTTTATCGACGTCCTGCTTCAGGTCGCGAACGTCCCCCTTCACGGCAGCAATGGCCCTCGCGCCCTTGGTGCGATCGAAGTCGATCTCGCCGACGATTGATCCTGCTGAAAACCGACCCATGACAACATCCCTTACTTGGCGCGGTCCGCATTGGCCCCGATCGCCCACAGCTGAAACCGTCGCTCCACCTCCGCCTCGTCCTGGGGCTTCTCCTCCGCCGGCTTCAGGGGCATGAAGTCATCCGGGGAAAAGGAGGATCCGGGAAAGCGAGCGTTGAGTACCACAGAAGCCAAGAAAGCAAATCTCCAGTTTTCCGCATGCCCTGGCTTTTCGCGTTCGAAATGGGCTCGCCAAATGGCCAGCTCCGAGGGAGACAGCCGGCCCACTTCGCACAGGCTCTTTCCCCAGCGGTCTCCCAGCCAGAGGAGAAACGCCAGGGTTGGCGAGCCTTCTATTTTTTTGCAGCGTCCTCCACCGTAACCGGCGAGTTCACTTTCGCCGCCGCCCTTGCGAGGGCTCCGACAACCTGCCAGGGAAGGGATTCAACTTTCGCTGGCGACTCGAAGGCCTTGCTGCCGTCTTCATTCAACACAGCAGCGGCCACCAAGCCGATCTGGGAACGTTCGTCCGGCAGCGAGAGGAGTTCAAGAGCGCTGAGCCGGCGAATGGCCACCGTGACTTCCCCGCTGGGGAGCCAGACCTTGACATTCTCCTGGGGGGAGAGCTGCGAAATCATTTCGAGAAGTTTCATGGGCATCCTTCAAAAGGGGGGCGGTTATCAGGAGTAGGCTTGTTCAAATTACGCATCGCTGGTGCCGGCCGCGGCCGCAGGTGGCGTCAACGCGGGGGGCACTTCGGCCTTGGGTGTGGCGGATAGGCTCGCGGCGTTCGCACCGCCACCCTTCTTCGCGGCGCCGCTGGGGGCGGCATAAGCCGGCGTGCCCGAGGGCTGAATAGTCATCTGCCAGGTGTTTTCGTCTTTGTCTTTCACACTGGGCTTGATCCCCAGGATCATGCCGTTGAACGTGATGGTAGCAGTGCTGCTGAATTGGATTTGCCAAGCCTTCATTTGCTTGCGCATCCCCATCAACGTCGCCAAGACCGTGTCGTCCTGGCCCAAGGTGCAGACCAGCTTCCCCGGATCGTCGTCCCCAACGCCGTACTCTTTGCCGCGGTCAGGTTGATCGGTGCGCGTCGTCTCGAACACATCGGCCATCGGAGAGGGAATCTCGTCCCAGCTTTTGACAATCCGGCCCAGAGGAGTGAACTCAGGCTCGTCGGCGACGGCCCCATAGGAAAGAATGGTCCCGCCAGGCTGGGCGTACTTGTTGAAGGCAACGGTCACGTGATCTCCTTTGGCTGAAAGCGAACATCGAAATTAAAAACCGCCTGGGTGCGGCCGCGATCATCGCGCCCGATCGTCCCCGGCGCCGGGCCGGGGATCAGCAGGCGGATTTCCCAGTTGGTCTCTTCGTCGTCCACCACCTCCCCCGATTCCTCATCGACCTGCTTGCCGGCGATCACCCATTCGTGGCGCGGCGTGTTTTGGTCGTCATAGAGGGCCTCGTAAAGCCCGTTTGCGGCGTCGATGGCCGCGGAGGCATCAGTGGCCACCGTCATCGCCTGGACGCTCACAGCGGGCACGCGGAGCAGCCCCTCGGGCTCAGGACCGCCGTAGACGCGCAGGACGGTGTAGGGGTCGGTGGCGCGGGACTCGTCGGCCTGCATGGCCCATAGCGAGGAGCCCATCGCCATCTCCGGGGCGATCTGGGCCAGGGCATAAGCCAGGGAGAGCAGGAAGTTGGAGAGGCTGATGGGCGGCATGGGGTCCTTAAACGGGTTTCACAAAACATTCGAAGTGGCTTTGACTGTCGTGCGATTGACGCTTGCAGCTGATGATGGCCGACACCTGGCCCGCGGGATCATCGCCGTCGATGACGATCGCCAGCTGGTCGCCGGCAACCGGAGCAACCAGGCCGGCGGCGGTGAGGTCGTCGGCATAGAGGCGGGCCACGCTGCTGGCGTCTTTGATCGTGGCGCCCAGCGTGGATCGCTGGGCGCTGGTGACGTCCTGGACGTTGCAGCGGATGGCGACGGTGGCGCCGGCGGTGAACAGCTGCTTGCCCTTGGCCGTGGCGCCGGTGAGTCGATCGATGCGGATCAATGTGGCGTTTTCGATCACAACATTTTCCCCCTCTTGAGCCGGTACCGCTCCATCAGCCGCTGGGCCCGATCGGCGAGGCCCGAGAAGCCGGCCGCAAGCGCAGCGGTGTTGAACGTTTCCGACATGCCGCCGGTGCTTTCCGCGGCGAGGCCAGAGCGGATTTTCTCCAGCCGCCTGGCGTGGGTGGGATCGAGCAGCCATGCCGCTTGGTAGCAACAGGCGATTTTCACGAGGTCCGGCACGACCGCCACGTTGTTGACCGAGTCCCAATCCCAGACCAGCGGCGCAGCCGGCGGCGGGCTGTCCAGGCCGTAAGAGAGGTTGCAATCCGATCGCCGGCTGGGACCTCCTGGCAGGCGGGGGAATTCGCGTTCCTGGGTGGGATCGTATTTCGCCCCCTGAAAACGCATGGAGGCGTCCAGGTCGATCGACGCCGCCAACAGGAGCATCCCCAGGGCATCGTCGGTCTGGGCCAGCAGCGTGGTCATCCCCGGCAACGTCGCCGCCAAGACTCGGGCATCGTCAGTGGTCAGGTACGATTCCATTCGCTCACAGCTCCAGCCGATAGTTGACCTTGTCGCCCGTGGTGCCCTTGACGTAGATCAAAGAGGGGTTGTCCACATGCACGTAGGCATCGCGGGTGCCGTCGATCGCCAGCCAGTCTCTCTGGTTGCCTGCGTCCCCGTAGTTGACGATGGCAGCGTTGGTGCCCGCACCGTCGCCATCCACCGGTGCAATGAGCTTCACCCGCTTGCAATTGCCGTAAGACGGCAGCGCGTTGGCGTTGCCATCGGGCAGTACAAACTGCAGGTCGATGATCGCGCCTGCGGCCTGAGACGCGATGGTGGTGGTGGTGGACATGCGAGATGCTCCTCCGGCGTTGCCGGTTTAAATGCTCAATCCCAGATCGAGGCTTATGCCCTGCCCTGCAGGCCGAATGGTCGCCGGGGCGATGGAGGCCGAGACGTCGCCGGCCACCAGCTCCTCCAGGGTGCCATCGAACGTCGCAACCCGAATATCTGCGGCGGCCGTGGCGTCGTCGTCCGTCGAGAAATACCAGAACGTCTTGCCGCCGAACTCCAACACGCATGAGTCGGCCACCTGCGATTGATGCTGGTTGTCCTGGCCGTAACTGAGGGTTCCGGACGGGCGGCCATCCAGATAGAACTCGATGGCGGGGTTGGTGGTAATGTCGAACCAATGCTGCAGGTCATAGCTGGCTCGAACCGCGCAATAAGTGTTGGCGTTGCCATGCGGCCCAAAGTGATAGCAGTTCACCCACAGCTTCATCGCCGGCACATAGTGGAGGTCCGGACCGCCGTACATGCCCCGGCCGATCTGCAGGCTGGAGAGATCGGCGGTGACCTGCGTCCAAGTGTTGGCGGTGAGGGAATCCGACGAGTAAAGCCGCGGCTGCCACAGGCCGGAGGTCGAATCCAAAGCCTCGGCCATCAGGTAGTAAGTGCCGCCGACCTTGGCGACGCTGGTGTTGGCGACCTGGTCGTACCAGCTGCCGATGCTCACTGCGGCCGGCGTCGTCCACGTCGCCAGGTCGGTGGAGGTTGAGAGGAGCAGGACCGTGTCGTTCGAGGGCACCACATAAAAGAGGTAATAGGTGCCGCCTTCGACGTGGACATAGGGATGCACTCCCGAGGTGTCGCCGTGGATCGAGAGGGGCGAGGCATCTTTGATCCAGGTTACGCCGTCGCCGGAGGGATTGCGTGCGATCGCGAGCTGGCTGACGCCCCAATTGCCGGCCTGATAGATCATCGCAGGCTTGCCGGTGGACAGCTCGATAAAGACTGTGGGCTCGCCCACATGAATGCCGCCGTTGGTCTCATGCGTGAGCGTGGCGGTGAGGATGGGGTTGGAAGGGGAGCGGGTGAGCTTTTCGTGGACGCTGGAGTATCCGGAGACGTAAGCGCGTCGCTCGCACCGGGCGGCAACCTCATCGCGGGACAATTCGCGGCTGTAAAACGCCAGCTCGCCAATCGACATGCCCGAGCCGGTGAATCCGCCGCCGTTAAAGGAGTGAACAAAGAAGGAGTTGGTGACCGAGGAGTTGTCGATGGCCTGTGAGGTTTGCAGGACAATCGCCCCGTCGATGTAGCAGCGCCACAGCGAAGTCGCCTTGTTCCAAGTGACGGCGACGTGGTGAATATCGTCAGAATTCCAGTTTTCAATGTCGCCGATGAAGCTTTGGGCATAGAGATTGTTGCCGGCGTTCTGCGTGTTGAGCGTCAGAAGGGGCCGGGCGTCTCCTCCGACCGCAACGTAGATGCTCTGGTTGTTGTTGTCGTCACTGCGCCACTCGTAAATCGGATTGAAAGAATTGGTGTAGGCAGCAACGTTGTCGATGCGCAGCCAGAACATGACGGTGCCCGAGTCGGGCTGGTGCGATGCGGGGTAGCATTGGGCATACTGGCCGTTGGCGAAGGTCATTCCCCGGCCGGCGGCGAAGAGTTGCGGGGGGATCGACTTTCCAAAGTTGCCGATTTCGGTACCCGACCAGGTCGGCGAGCCGGAGAGGGTTGCGAAGTGGCCGTTGCCCGTCGCGTCCGCGACGGTCGTGCCGCTGCCCTCGGCGAAGCGGTACAGGGCGATGAGCCCCTCGTCGTCGCTGGGGATGCCGACCATCGTGTCATCGTACGAGGAGGAGGCGGTCGCATCGCCATTGCCGAAGTAGACGTAGATCGTCTTGCCGGCATCGGCGGGAAGATCGAGCTTGACCCATGCGACCGCCAGCGAATCGGCGGCGCTGTAACTCTGGAACCAGTGGTCCAGCACCGTGGTGCCGTCGGCGTCAGCAAATCGAACATCCGCTCCATCCGCCTGGGCGCGGGCGAAGGCGAAGTTCGAGGCGCCCATGTGAATGCGCACCTGAGCCCCGTTGACCGCTGCGCCTCCGGCGTTGTCAATCCGGATCGAGCGGCGGAAGGTCCACCCGGTAAGCCACGAAGCCATCATGCCCCCCCTGCGATCGGCAGCGGATTGAGAATCGCGGACTTGAGGGCAAATCCTGTTTCAACCGCTCGAAGTGTCACCACGTTGCCCGGCTGGAAGTAGTGGGCTCCGGCGAGCATCATGCGGGGCTTGGCGTGCGGATATATCTCGGCCACTTCGATGCCGTTGATGCTCACCACCACGCGAGGAATCTGGACGGCTGCGTTGACGGTCAGAGACGTGATCGCCGGCTCGTACCAGCCAGGGACGAAGTCGGCGGGCAGAACCGAAGTGAGCCCCTTTAGCACATAGGGCTTGCGGACGATGGGCGCCGGTGTGGGCGGCGGCGGCGGATTGACCGGCGGCGGTGTGACGACGATCGGATCGGGGACGGGGACAGGCGGGCCTGATGGCGCCGGCGGCGGCAGCTGGCCGATCGCGGCGACCAGGCCGTTGAATGCCTGCGTGGGAGTATCGAGGTAATCCATGATCGAATAGCCGTCGCCGGCGAGGTCGAAGAAGCAGGCCACCTGTGTCTTCGCTGCCAGCAGGCGAGCGAACGCCGTCATGACCTCGGCACCTTCCGGGGTGTCGCGGATGGCCGCCAAGGCATAGGGCTCGACTCCCCATTCATAGGCGGCCACGCCGGCGATGCCGTTGGCTTTGGCGAAGGCGGCGTAGGTGTCCAGGGCCGATGACACCCACCCGTTGATTTTCGAGAGCAGAATGTCGCGGATTTGGGGGAGCGTGAGGGTCGCAACGAAGGCCGGCTTGTCAGTGTCGTCAATGGTGACGACATTGCCCCATTGATCGACCAGCGGTTTCCCTTGCGCGTCCAGCTTGGCCGGCCAGTCCAAGTCGATGTACGGCGCCATGGCGATCAGGTCGATCACCTTCGCCGGGTCACGGCCCGCGGCCTTGATGCGGTCGATGTCGGATTGCTGCCATTCCGTCGAAGGCGCATAGCCGACCTGGCCCGCGCAAACAATTTTGCAGCGATCGCCCATCGCGGCCTTAAACGCATCGGAGATGAACAGCAGCCGCGCCGCCCGCATGTCGCGGAATTTGTCCCAGCTGCCCCCGCCGAGGTCATTGACCATCCAGAGGTTCGCTTCGAAGAGGGCGTTCCAGGTCTCGTTGGCGTACTCCACATAGAGCGTGAGGTCGATCGGGAATTGCGCGGCGAACAGGTCGGCGAGCTGGCGGATGTAATCGTCCGAAGCCATCGCCGGGACGCACAGCCAGAGATCCTTGCGTAGCTCGCGCGCCACAGCGATGTGCGTTTCCCAGGGGACTGGTGGGTAGGCTTCGGGCGTATATCCCCAGGGCAGCGGCGAACCATCCGGGAAGCGAACGATCCGCTGGTGGCGGGGGGCGTCACCAGGGCGAACACGATCTGCCCACTCCTGTTCCTGGCTGTGGTTGGTCCCCCAGTCCATGGTGCGGAAGCCGCCAAAGGGCGCGAGGACGGCGCGGGCGGCCGCGGTGAGGACGTTGTTGCCGGGTTCCCCGCCGCGCCACAGGTACACGCCATCGACGCTCCTGACGTTTCGGAAGGTCAGCCAGAGGGAGGTTGCAGATGCGTCGCAGTCGATCCAGTAGGCGTTGCCGCCGGCGTTCATGGGCGTAACGGTGACGCCGGCTGATGCAGACGACACTTCCGCGTAACCGGAGAACACCAGCTGGTGGCGACCGGTGAGGTGGCCGGGCTGGGGAACCTCCTGGCCATTGATGCGTTTGGAGTTGGTGACGACGACGATCCCGAAATCTTCGAGAGGCCAGCCCCCCGCGCCGCAGTTGTGGCGGTCGGCGAAGGATTCATCGAAGGGCTTGGCAACAGAGCCGGGGGCGCGGGCGGAGCGGATCATGTCCACAAGGAGGTCATTGGCCCAATCACAGGAAAAGCCGAAATTGACGAACATGCCGCCAGCGATAATCGCTTCGGCCATCATTGCGGCAGTGAGAATCCCTGCGACCTTGAGGCGGTTTTTGAAATGAGAGGGCATGGATGTTTCTCCGAGATTCCGCAGGGCGATCAGGTCCCCGCCGGCCATGAGACGGCGGGGTGCTGAGCGTCCATGCTCTTTGTTAGACGACGGCTTCGAGCGTCGCGGTGGCCGCGCTGGCATTGCCCGAGGCGCTGTTGGTGGCCTTGTGGCCGATGTAACGCTTGGCATCGGTGGGGATACGGAAGCGGTAGGTCGCCGCCGCCGCGCCAGCGCCGCCAGCGCCGGTCTGGGTGAGGGCGGTGGCGATGAGGGTGGTGGGGCTGGAGAGGTCCGAATTGTCGGACATCACGATGTCGTACTTCATGGTGGCGGCATCGGCGAGCTGGCTGGTGGTAAGCGCCGGCGCCGTGAGGACGAACTCGAAGTTGCCGGACTGCGAGCCCAGGGCCGTCGATTTGCCCGTGTCGATCGGCGTGGTGGTGGTGGTGGAGGCCGCGCCGTTGGGAAGAGCGAGCGTGGCCTTCAACTGTGCGTCACGAAGTTCCATGACCTTTTCTTTCTGCGGGCATGGCCCGCGTTGAGTGTCCAAATGTCCCCACCCCCGCCCCATGCTTGCTGGTTGTCCGGTCCCGAACCGGCCGCCTGATCAGGCGGCTTTTTCGAGCGTGAGCGGTTCGGTGTCGATGAGCGCGTCGGTCGCGCGAATGGGAATGTTGACGCCGGCGATGCCCGCGATTTCCGTGGGGAACGGCGCGGGCTTGCCGGTGTCGCTGGTGGCGGTGCGGCTGGCCTGGAGCTGCTGGAGGGAGCGGCGGGTCATCAGGACCACATCCGGCTGGGTGCCGGTGGGGAACTTCGCCAGCGCCTGGTTGATCAGAGCGTCGGTGAGTCCCTTGCCCGCATCGGCGGTGAGCTTTTTGATGCGGACCAGGGACTGCAGCGAGCCGACCTGGAGGCCGGGCCGGGCAACCATCGTCTGGACGTAGCCATCGAAGCGCTGGGTGGCCGCGTTGGGGTCCGTGATCGATTCAACGCGCACCGGCGAGAAGGCCAGCTGCCCACTGTTGCCCCACACCCACTGCACGGCCTGCGGGCCGAACTTCACCAGCCAGACCGACGATCCGGTGTTGGCCGTAGTGCCGCCTGCGTCCACCACCATGTTGGTGGCGTCGTAGGCGTCGATGAGGCCGGGGAACGCTTTGGCGTTCCCCTTGGTCCCGCGCCCGTAATAGAAGCAGGTGCAAAGCCCCTGCATTTCCCCTTCGAGAACCCCCGTCGCCTGGGTGGCGATGTAGACCGCGGCGCCGTCCTCGGAGGAATCGGCGACCGCTTTGTCGATCTCAAACCGCGGCTCCATGATGTAGGTGGAGACCAGTCGGTTTTCGTAAGTGTGCTTGATCGGCGCCGTGCCTTCGTTGGCGTTGCGGAAGCTGCCGGTGGTGCGGCCCAGGGACGTGCGCACGAGGGTTTCGTACTTCGTGCCCTTGATGGTGCGGGCGGCCCCCAGGGTGAGTTCCGGGTGGGCCTTGATGGTCTCATCGATCAGGCCAACCGCGGGATCCGCACTGTTGGCCTTGATGATGTCCAGGAGCGTCGTGTAAGGCATATCTAAAAACCTTCTTTTGGGGATCAGGAAAACAGGGAATTCAAACGGTGACGGTTAACTTCGATCAACGCGGGGGCGGTTACTTGCCGGGAATCTTCAGCGAGTCGGCATAAGCGGCGACGCCTGGGGCAAGGCCGCTGTTGGCCGGCGTGATCTTGGCGGTCGTGTCACTCCCGGCAGCGGCGCCGCCCTCTTTGCTCACGCCGCCGACGTCGGCGAGCTTGACGCCGGGCAGGCCCTCGATCGTCTTGCGCAGGCTGTCCGCCGCTTCGGTCAGGACCTTCTCATCGTCGGTGTCCGGCAGGCTGGCCAGCAGCGAATCCGGCACCCCCTTGAGCTTGGCTTCGACCACGCGCTTGCGAACGTCGGCCTTCTTCGTGGATGCCGCGGCCTGCTGCGCCTGCTGGTCCTGCTGCGCCTTGAGCTGATCGGCAACCAGCTTGGCGATCTCGTCGGGCTTGGCGCCCTTGCCGGCCGTGCTCTCGATGGCCTTCAAGCCATCGGTCAGCTTGCCCAGGCTCTCGGCCTGCGACTTCTGCGTCTCGGTGATCCCCTGGATCGTCGCGGCCAGGGGCTGGAGCTGCTTGGTGACGATCTTCTCGAAGATGCTGGTCACCTGTTCCTCGTTGAGTCCGCCACTCTGGGCCGGCGGGTTGGCCGCGTTGTTGTCGCCCATGGCGACCTCCTTTGCGGCATGAGCCGCGTTGAACAATTTCCAGAATTTCCACGTCATCCCTGCCCCCCCTGGTTGCTGGCTTGATCGATCGTCGCCGGAGGAGCCGCGGCGGCCGTGCCGGGGATCTCGGGCCCGGCGCTTGTACCGATCAGGACGCTGGGAGTCGCCGCCGCGGCGTCGGCTTTGAGGCGATCAACCTCCTCGGCGGCAGCGACCGGATCGGGGATCTGCATCTCGACGGCCCGCTCCACGCTCATCGTCGCCTTGCCGCCGGTGAGCATGCTGATCGTCTGGGCCTGATCGAGTTCATCGACCGGCAGGCCGTCGCGGAGATCCGCCGCCGCCGACCCCATCGAGATCTGCACGCGACGACCGGCAACCATCAGTTGCAGCGCCGTGTCGATCGACGTCTTGATGAAGGGCCGCACGAAGGTGGATTTGCGTTTCATGCGTGCGAGGCTTTTGGTTGCCTGCAGGCGGAGCTTGCGGGCCGAGTCGGGGGCGGCTCCCTTCTCCAGCCCCATAAGACCAGGGGAAAGCTCTGCGGCGATGCACAGGCCGTTGAGAGAAAAGTCCCGATCCTCGATCGCCGCAGCAAGTTCGGCGTTCCAAACGATGTAGGAGGGGATTTCCTCTTTGTTGCGGTAGAACCACGCCCCCCAATTCGCCTTCACCTGGCCGTTGTCGTCCGCCGATGCTTCCGGCAGGGCCATCTTGGGATCTGCGTGCTTGGCGATCACGCGGGCGATCTGCGTCTGCTTGGCGTTGAGTTCGTCCTGCAGCTCAATGAGCCCGTCGTAATCGCTGGTGGGTTCGCCATCGTCAATTTCGTTGGCCACCCAGACCATCGTGTTCCATTCGATGCCGGTGGATTCTGTGGGGAGCAGGGCGGAGCCGTCCGCGCGCTTCACCGGCCAGAGATCCAGCTTCGCATCTTCCTTTTTCGCGCCATCCTGGAGGAGGTAGCACTGACGCTGGATCTGCCCCGGCAGGTACGTCGTCTCCAGGAGCAGCCGGCGTTCACCTGCGATGGTGGCGGTGGCGTAGCGGCGGTAGGAGAGGTACTGGCCATCGGGCTGGCGTTCGCCCTGGGGAAACACCTCGCGGGCCTTGACGTCCTGGACCCACACCTGCCCATCCCAGCGCGTCACTTCCACCATCCCCTCGCCGCCCCAGCTCGCCGACCGCACGGCGTCGTAGAACACGCGGTGCAGATCCGAGCGGGTCCTGAGATCATCGATCGCCGCCTGCCCGAGTTCATCATCGACCGCCAGCAGCGGCTCTTCGCCCAGGAGCAAATCGGTGAGGGTGGTGGAGATCAGCTTGAGGACGTTGAAGGTGACGTAAGGCCGGATGACCCGGTCCTGCACCTCCATCTCCGGGAAGTCCCATTGCGTGCGGGCTTCGTGCAGGAAGCAGTGACGGTGCCACCCCTTCCAGAGCATGCGCGCGACCCGCAGGCGTTCGAGCCGGCGATTCTCCGCATCGGAGAGGTAGGCGAGTTTGGGAGCCGTCGCCCCATAGCCAACGGTGTTGTGCCAGATTGCCTCCATTAGAACCCCCTCGGTTTCTTGCGGAGCGGCGGCGGCAGGGGACGAAGCCGCCCGCCGCCCAGCGTGCCGGCCTTGAGGGCCAGGAGGCCCGCGTAGGCGATGTCGCAGTGCGAACGGGGTTCGAGTTCGTTTTCGGTTTCCGAGAGCAGCAGCCGCTTGTCCGCGGCGTCGCCGGTGGGCTGGCACTGAATGGAGTAGAGGTCGGTGGCGATGTATTTGAGGGCCGTGCCCTCCTCGCTTGTGAAGTTCGGCAGGGCGATGGTGCCATCGGAAAATGCTGTGCGGCCGATCGAGCCCAGCTCGCTCTTGCTTTTGGGGTTGAACGTCACGCCTTCCCAGCGATCGCGATATTCGGCGGAGAGCGTTTCGTTGGAATCCATCCCCAGCCCGGTCTTATCGCCGCAGCCGACGTTGCCACCACGGGAGTTCATGCCGCGGCGGATGATGTGCCGCTGCGTGGCAAACTCCGTGTCGTGCATGATCGCCAGAAACCGCAGCTCCTTTTTCCCGTCGCGGCGGGCGAGGTTGCCCCAGAGGGCCGCCAGGTCCCCGGTGCGCGTGCGGGCGACATCCCAGCCAAACTCCAGCCGCCCTGCCGGCAGATCCGGCCAGGCAAAGAAGTCCTCTTGCCATCCCTGGCCACCCTCGACCCGAAGCACGCGCACCACCAGCTCCGGATCCTGGGCGGTCAGGAGCTGGGCCCAGGTGATCAGGGCATCCATGTCGCCGGTGAAGAGGCATTCGTATTCCCGCTTCCACCCCGAATCGTCGTTGTAGAGTTTCTTGAATTGCTCGATCGACGTCGGCTGGCCCTTGTTGTCCAGCAGGACAAAGCCCTCTTCGTTCACGCTCTGGTGGATGTCGCAGAAGTGGTAGGAGTAGGTGCCGGGGTCGGTGCATATCTCAAAGAACTTGGACTTCTTTCCGCGGGGCGTTGAGATCAGGATGATTTGAAACCCGCGGGTGGCCAGGGGGAAGATCACTCGCCAGTGTTCATAGCCGCCATTGGGGAAAAGGCCGAACTCCGTGAAGATCACATTTCCGGTCAAGCCGGCGAGGGTGTCGGGGTTTTTCCCTGGGAGCGAGACCACGCGGCCGCCGCCGGGCAGCTCGATCATGCGGGCCTTGTAGACGAACGTCTGGTCGATCTCGCGATCGTATTCGGCGAACTGCGCTTCCGAGCAAACCATCTTGCCCTGGAGCTTGAACATGTGCTGGAACGCCTTGGCCACACGCTCACACTTTTCGAACGTCGCATCGGCCTGCCGCTGTGTGAGCGAGACGATGAACCAGGTCTGATGGGTGCGGATGGCATGATCGACGGCCTTGGCTGCCGCGGTGAAGTCTTTGCCCTTCTGGCGGTGCCAGTTGACCGCGATCACGCGAGCCTCATCCTCGAACAGGCGGCGCTGGCTGCGATCGAAGTGAATCACCGATTCGCTCGCGGCGGCCTGCAGCACGTCGGTCTGGACGAAGGAGAGGTTGGAGATGGGTGCGACCATTAGTTTCCGAAAATCGCCCTTCTTGCAGCCACGATGTCCTCAGCGGTGATCACGCCGGCGCCATCCTTGCGGTCGGCCTTGGCCTGGAGGGACTTGAGGGCCGCTTCGGCTTTGTCCTGGGCTTCTTTGAGCTTGAGTTCCTTCGCCGCGATCTCGGCCTGCGCTTTGCGAAGACGGGACTCGGACTCGCGCAACCTCGCGTCCTTCGCCTGCTTGCCAAAGGCCACTTGGGCGATGGCCTTGAGGGCGCTGGTCATGGAGTAAAGCTGGTCGGCGTCAACGCCCTCGAAGGATTCGAGCTTCAACATGAGGTCCGTGAACCGATCCACGAACATCCGCTGCGCCGCCATGACCATCGCATCCGGGTCGCTGTCGGCTTCCCTGGCCACATACTCGCTCACGTCGGTGCGGCGCTGCGCCGCCAGGGCGATGCGGTACTCCGCAAAAAGCACCTGGGCGAATCGATCGACCGCGGAGCGGGAGGGCGCATCGGGAGTCTGGCCGGCCAGCCAATCGGCGGTGTCGCGCACGGTGGTGGACTTTTCCATCAGCCGCTCGCACAGGTCGTTGAAGATGGGCGTGGGCAGCGACATGCAGGCCATGCGGCGGGTGGTTTCACCGCGGGCCTTGAGCCCCTCGATCGCGTCGTGCAACACGGCCGCGGACACTTCCCTCGCGATGGGTTTGCCGGCGGGCGCGGGTTGAGGTTGATAATTCTCTTCGTCCATGGTTCCTTCGAAGGACCGTTAAAGCTCGATCGACACGTCCTGGAGTTCGCCGTTGAGCAGGCGCTTGCCCTGGGCGGTCAGCGCGTAGGAGACAGGGGGATTCTTGTCGAGGGCATCGCGCGGCTTGATGTGCCTGGAGAGGTAGTTGCACTGAACGAGGAACGTAACCTCCTCTTCAACCTGCGGCCGCTTCCAACTGGGGCCCGCAACGTACGCAAAGCGATCCATGTTGATTTCCACGTCCTGGCCATAGAACCGCTGGGCGAGCCGGAGCAGGGTGCCCCGCAACTGCCGCAGCTGGTGGCGTTCAAATGCCTCGTTGTCAGCGTCGCTCATCGTCTCTGTCTCCCCAGCTCGTGAATCGCCTCAATGGTTTCCTGGTGGCGTTCTTCCGCCCGCTCGGTGTGGCGGTTGAACTCCTCACGCGACACGAATTCCTTGTGCATCGCCACGCGCATTTCGTTGACCGCCCCCAGCCCGTCGATTTTGAAGTTGACCTGCTTTTCGCCCGCGTTTTTAAGATCGTCGCGAACCTCTTTGACCATGCTCGATATGCCCCCCACCACCGTTTTCAGCGTGGTCAAATCTTCCGCATGCTGCTCGAACTTCTCATCGCCCCGGCCGAGACGGACGAATATCTGGCGGACCATCCAGCCGATCACCGGGAACAGCAGGGACTGGATCAGGGAGACGATGGCGACGATCGTGACGATCCAGAATTTCCAATCGGCCTCCGCGCTGGCAAGGGTGGTTTGAGAAAGCGACATCACGATGTGGCCTCCGGTGAGCTGGCGCCAGCGAGGTCCCGGATGGCGTCAACGATTTGTGTCCTGATGCGGCTGTCGCCCTGGATGGAGCTGTGGTCGAGGCCCCACGAGCGACAGTTGACGTTGATGTATTTGTCCGACTCGTTGTGGATGCCGCAGCTGGCGGGGATCGAGTCGATGTTGAAACAGGTCGCGCCCCTGACGTTCGAGGGCATCGTCCAGACGGTGCCGTAAAACTGAAACCACTCCGGCTGGCGCGGCACGCCGGCGATGATGAAAAGGTGCAGGAGGGTGGGACGCTCCTCCACGGGCAGCGCGTACATGGCATGCCACAACGCCGCCTGCCCGTAGCTGTAGGTGATCGCCGCGTCCGCGGCCCGCACATCGGCGGGAGTGAGCGTGTCCCACTGACGGCAAATCACCGTAACGCCGGGGACCAGCAGCAGGGCCGCGGCGATCAGCCAGAATTTGCTCTTGTCGTTGAGGCGCTCACCAAAGCCGGAAACACAGAGGATGGTCAGACGTCGCTGGGTCACCGGCTCACCTCCAGCAGATCCCGCTGCAGCGCCGGCAAATCCATTCCCGCACAGCAGCGCCCGTCGCCCAGGAGCATGTCCTCGGAAAGGACCGCGTATGCTTCGTCGCAGTAGCTCCCCCAGAAGCTCCAAGTCATGCGCTGCTTTGCCCCCCAGGTCACAACCGTCACGCCGTCCTCGTCGTACCCGATGGCGTTGACCGCATGCCCGCCCCACGAGCCCGGCGACGATCCCGGCCCGCCCACCAGGTCCCACACCTCCTGGTCCTGAGCTGTCTCAGGCAACGCCAGGCCGAGATACGCTCCCTCGAAAAGCCAGATCGCGGCCTTGATCTGCGAGAGCTTGTACGGGGTGATTGCCGCATAGGCGGCGATCTTGTGGCCGGCGATGCCCTGTTTGCGCCAGTAGCGCAACACGTCCAACTCGATCGCCCCATTGTCCCGCTCGCCCGTTGCCGGGTTGTAGCCGCTGACGGCGCTGTACGCCTGGACGATCGCGTCATCACCAGGGACAGCCGGGGCGCCGGCGTTGGACGTCCAGGCCATGACCATGTGGCCAGCGGAGGCGCACGTGCAACAGCCCAACACGTCGTTTTGCATCATGCCCCAGGCGGAGACGCCCTGGCCGTATTCAACGGCCGCGGGCGCGGGAGGAAGATCGGGCCGCAGGTATCGCGCGAGGCGAAGCGTGCGGGGGTCGATCTTCGGAGAGAGTTTTCCGAGCTTGCGGGTCATGGGCGATTCCTGAGGGATACGGGAGGAGAGGGGGAACGAACGCGGGGTTATTGACCGATGGCGGTGTCGAGCGTGGCGAGGTCGCGGGCGAGGGAAGTGAGTGCTGCCTGGGCCTCGGCGGCTGTGACCTGGTCGCCGGCGGTGGCGGCGTTGATCCAGGCGACGATCTGCGGGGTGAGGTCGGCGGCGATCTGGAGAATGGCGACGGCCGCGGAGACTTCGCCGAGCTTCTTGCGGTGATCGCCGGCTGCGTCGTCGCGGTTGTTGGTGAGGGTGAGACGGTAGCGCCCTTCCTGGGGATGGGTGGGGAGCTGGTTGTGAGTTTCGAGGAGGACGAGCTGCGCGGTGAGCTGGCCGAGGGCGGAGGTGGCGGCGCGGCCAGCGACGGCGGCGCCGTTGGTGTCCCCTGCATCGAGCGAGGCTTTCCAGTTGGTTGTCGCATCGAGCAGCACATGGCCGGCGATCGAGACCGGTCGGGCGTCGTCGGCGCTGATCATGCCGGTGGCGTGGAGGGTGGTGGCGGTGACCACGCCGGCATCGGTGGCGACGATCGTCTGTCGGCAGCTGGCGTAGGTGTTTTTGCATCCGCTCAGGGAAAACGCCAGGGCGGCCAGCGCGACCAGCAACACGACGCCGACGATGGAGCTGATGGGATGTTGGGGAAGGGGGGACATATCGACCTCCGTTTCGCTTGTTTCGATCGCCCATCCGTAGGCTGATCGGGATATTCGAAAGAGACTCGCCGGGGCGAACCTTCGCATTGCTGCTCGACGGCAGAGCCCTTTAATCAACCGGGCCGGCGGCGGGCATGGCACCCTGCCGCCGGCTTTTCAGACCCTTGCCGCTTGCGCCATGCGCGGCAGCATCGCATACACGGCGGGCAAGCCGCCGCGAGGAACGGTTGATGCTCGCCGTCCCTCCATCGCAAAAAGTATTTTGGCCGGGTTTGCCGGTAGAATTCCGGCTGGATTTTGAAAGGAACTCGGATGGCAAAAACCGTATCTCTCGCTCAGCGGCTAGAGCGGATCGAATCGCTGCTGGCAATGCTGCTGGCGGAGCGGATGCAAGTTCGGCACCGTCAAACGCATCCGCGGGCCGTGGACAAGGCTGTTGCCCTGATGCACGCCGAGGCGACGACGATCGGCGTGATGGCGATTTACCTGCGGAAGCGGTTGCTGGACGGCGTGCCGTTCGAAGAATTGAACCCCAAGCGTCCGTCAAGGCGGCGGCGCTCAGGGACATGAGCAAATAAAGTGGGAGGCGGCGGTTGTTCAGGCGTCCCACGGCGTCTGCTTCGGCTATCCCCCGCGCTTTGCCCCGCGCGGGGTCCGCACCGGCCGCTGGCGGCTGTCTGGGGGAACGGTAGGTGGAAGCGACCATCTGGCGTCCGTGGCAAAAAAACAAGGGCCGCTGAATGAATCGCCCAGTGCTGCGATTCCTTCAGCGGCCCCTGAATATCAGAGCCCGCAAGTTTTACATCTTCCGCGTATCCGCCGAGCTTCCACACCCAGCTAAGTTGCCCCCTAAGTTAGACAACTTCGGTAGGTGGTGTCAACTCAAATGCGTTTTTTGAAATAATATTTGGTCGTTTGCATGACCTTGGAGGCGTCGTCCCGATCGATGGTTGTCAGCTCCCAACCGTCCTTTCCCATGCGGTTCAACGCATCCACTTCTTTCAATTGCTGGTTGGCCAATTCAGTCTCATCCACGGACCAGACGCTCGTGACCTTACCGGCCCCCGACGGAATCCTCGCGTTTGCCAGGACGCTGTATTTCCACTGCTCTCCTTTCGCCCCCGACTGAGCCGCGGCCGGAAAGGTGGTCATGAGTGCCAATCCGATGAGGAGCATGGCGGGAAGAGCGGCAAATTTACGCACGTTTTTTCTCCTTCACTGAGGTCTCTTTGATCTTTGTTTTTTGCGGCCTTTCCAGTTTCCATTCAGCTATAGCCATGCGAACAATATCGTTACGCACCGCGATAAGTGGCTTTGGATATTTCCGGTAATTTATAGCCCGCAATACGAGTTGATCATCATCAAATGCCGTGAGGCGTTTGAAGGTGGCTTCGTCACCGACCTGGACATAATAGTCCTCCCCAATCTTGAGCGTATCGCCGTCGGTTACAAGGCCGGCGGGGCGGAGGCATCGAAATTCCACCAGGCCGCCATCCGGCCAGTCAGGCTGCATCGAGTCGCCACGGACATAAATGCGGAAACGACCATCATCGATCTTTTGGGGGCTGTGCAACTCGGCCGCTTGTGTCACTTCGGACCATGGCCCCGCTGCAATTTCCAAATCAAAGGTAGGAATCTCTGGGACCGGCCTCTCGGAGTACGGCTCGATGTTCTGGTCAATCTGGTCATCGTCGGAAGGGACAAGTCCTTCACGCTTCATGGACTCCCACTCGGCAATCTGCTCATTAATTTGGGGCCCGGCCATCTTCATCCGCCGCGCCTGCTCCTTCCACTTCGCAATCGTTTGTGGGTCGCGTTGCATTGCACTGAGCAGGATCGACTGGACCTCCTCCCGGGGGATCCCCAGAGCGGCGGCCAGTCGAGTCACCTTGTGCCCAAAGACAGACGGAGCCCGTTGCCGGTACCAACGGTAGAGGCTTGATTCGCTGACCTTGGCTTTCTCCGCGAACTCCGCGCCTGGCAGCCCAGTCTCCAGCACCTTTTGCCGCAACCACTCGCCAAAATGGACGTCTGAATCAGCCATAAAGAGAGCATCTGACAGCAAATACGACCGGTCAATAGAAGATTCAGAAGCAATCTTCTTCTTTTCACTTGTATTTACTCTCATTTCCTTTAATCTTGTGTCAGGCGAGGGGCCGATAGGAGATCGCATGACCACTACTTCCTTTTCAATGTGGCTGTCCGACCAAGTGGCCGCAACCGGGCTTACGCGCGTGGCCTTTGCCAAGAAGATCGGGGTGTCGGTCGCAGCTCTTTACGCTTGGTGCAATGGCACCCATTGCAATATCCGCCCCTACAACCTGGCCCGAATCGCCAAAGGTCTCGGTCTTTCTCGCGAGATCGTGATTCAGCAGTTTTCTGAGTGCTCCCAAGCTTTTGCTTCCACGCCGCTGCATGGCGACACGTGTTGCCCGGCGGCATCTTCCGCGCCCCTGCCCAGTGCTGCGAGCCCGGCAGGGGCCTGATTTTTCCACGGGCGGACCCGCCCGTTCTTTTGAAGGGCCGGCCCATTTTTGTCGTACGGGACGACGGGCCGGCCCGCTCCCCGCGGAGGAACCATGAAGGTCACCATCACCATCGACGGCGACGAAAAACTTGTTGCCGCGTTCATCGGCGCGGGCCTCCGCGCCGCAAACGCCGAGTCCGACCAGCCGCTCCCGGTCAATGTCCTGCGGGAACACACCGCAGACGCATTCAGGCAAGCCATGGCAACTGGCACCGGCGGCTTCGCCCTCGGCGACGCGCGCATCGGCAGCGAACCCCGCAAAATCATCCGCGGCTCTCCCGCCGTCCGCGACGCCGCCAGCAAACGCCTCGCCGCCGGAATCGCCAAACCCGCCTGCCAGGAAACCCCCGCCATCCAGCAGCTCCCAACGGAGGGGACGCGGTGACTCCGATTGAAACCATTATCCCCGCCCGCAAATGCACCGTGCTTCGTGCGGAAATCATCACCGCCATTGGTTCTCATGTTCTGCATGTCCTTTTTTCCTTCGACGGCTTGATCGTCAAAGACAGCTTTATCTCTTCAGACCTGGGCGGCCTGGCCCGCGAACTCATGCGCCGCACCGGCGTCACGGGCGATGTGGCAGCGAAGGTCGTCGCCGTCGCCGCCAACGCCAACTGACGCCTCGTAAACCTACCCGCGCGGCGTTCGCGCTGGGAACGAATTGAGAACGGAGTCTCGCATGTCAAACGAAAACACCATGACGGAGACCCCCGTGATCAGTGCTGTACTTCACCGCCTTAACAAAAGTGCCCTGCTGACCGTCGCCCAGCTCGAAGATCTCCTGAACCTCGCCGAACGCTCCGGCTATCCCTACCTCTCCACCACCGACCTTCGCTTTTCCCAATACCGCACCCTCTTCCGCCGCTGTGGTTCCGAAGCCGTACAGCGCGAGCTGTTGGCGGCGCTGATCGACGGCACCAACTGGGTCTGCGAACCCCTCGCCGCGACGCAGGACGTCAACGGAGATGGCGTGGTTGATACCGATGACGTGCTCGATGGAGTCGTTGACGCCAGCAGCTCCGTCGCCGCCGCCCTGGTCATTGCCAAAGGCGACCTCGTCAACGGCTCCCGCCGCATCTCCGAAGAGCACGCCACCACGCTCCTCGCCGCCGTCAACAAATCCCTGGCATCCCTGCTTGCCGTTCGGCAAGCGGTTTCCTTTTTGTCCGAACCCGCCCGGAGGTCCGCATGACTCAGGCATCCTTTTACGGCACGCGCCACACCAAGGCCACGCTCCAGCATCAGAGCCAGGAGAGCCGGCTGCGCAATGTCGAGACGCTGCTTTTCGATCGCATCGAAACGGTCATGGAGATCTCGAATCTGCATCCCGCCGACCGCCTCGCGGACGTCGGCCTCGCCGGCACCTCCACCGCCCAGCTCGCCGGCCTGATCGCCGCCCACTTCCCCTACGTCACCCCCGAATCCGCCGCCGCCCTCGTCGGGCGTGCGACGACGCTCCGTGATTTGATCTTCTCCATCAACGACAAGGCAGGTGCTTCATGTCCGCCGTCCCCAACGTCCCCCACCACCACCGGCTCCGGCTTGTTCCTGTGACGCACGTCGCCGAACCCGAAACCGTTCAGGCCCCCTCGGCCGAGCGCGTCGAGTGCCCGGTGTGCGACAAGGTTTTCGCGGGCGGCGCCATCGTCACCTCCGAACCGGAATACGTCCCTGCCCTGGGGCAGTACCGCGCGGTCCGCCGCGTCTACTGCGACCACTGCGACCATCTGGTGATTTGGGAGCAGACCAGCAACTCCAACGGCTCCCGCCTGGGCATCGTCCTCAACAACAGCATGTCGATCGCTCGCGGCAAGCACGTTGTGGAGAAGTTCCTCGCCGCCCATCCAGAAGCTGCCGGCATCGTCGCCGTCTGATCCCCACTCTGCCCCATAGGAGCCCTCGTGCGAGTCCACCGTCTCATCTTCATCGAACGCGTCTCCGATCGCCGGCAGCTCGCCGCGATCGAGGACACGGTGCCGATCGATGCGGCGACCTACGGCCTGCCCAGCGTGGACGACGCCGAGGCATCTCTCCAGGGCGGGGAAACTTTCAAGTTCGATGAAACGCTTGCCGGCGTCCGGATCCACGGACGCCTGACGCCGGCCCACGCGATCAACCGTCAAGGCATGGACCGCCGCAAGTTGGAAGGGAAGCAGTAATGCCCGACCTCCTGAAAATTCCCGCCTCCGCCCCGCTCCCCGGCGCTGGCGCGTTGACCTGGCTCACGCTGAAACAGGCGTCCCGTCTTTCGGGTTTGTCCGATGGGCATCTGCGGCGGGAATGTTTTCGCCAATGGCTCGGCGACGGCAAAGCGCGGCGGATTGATAGCAAGGGAACATGGCAGGTTCGAAGCGATGCGCACCCCTCCTTCACCATATCCCCGCCGGCGCCGATCCTCGCCTCGGTGGAAGATCTTCGGCAAGTGTCGGCAGCCGCCCGCGCCAAGGCCCAGGAGCGGGCACGCATCCTCACCGAGTGGCAGCGGTACATCGCCCATGGCACCGCGCTGGGCCAAACGGTCGATGACGCCACAGACGCATTCGTCGCGGCGATGCCCGATGCCTCGCGAGTCAGCCGACGCACCCTCTACAACTGGAACCGGGACTTTTTGCGGGAAGGGCTATCCGGCGTAATTGATCGTCGTGCAACCCCCGGCACGGCCGCCGCCCAGGCGAACGATCCCTTCCTGGCCGAGATCCTGCGCCTCTGGAACACGCAGCAGCAGCGGAAGGTGATGCGCTGCTATGACATCGCCCTCGCCAAGGCGCAGGACATGGGCTGGAAAATCTGCTCCGGACGCACGGCCCGCCGCTTTATTGAAGCCTATGCCAGGGCCAATCCCGCCACCACCATCCTCGGCCGGGAAGGCCCCGCCGCCTTCACCGATAAAGTTGAACCCTACATCACCCGCGACTACTCCACCATCGCCTCTAACGAAATTTGGAACGCCGACCATCACGTCTGCGATGTGCTGGTCAGGGTAGGGGAAAGCAAAGACCCCAACACCGGCGAAGTCACGCCGATTTTCCGTCGTCCCTGGCTCACCGCGTGGCAGGACCTTCGCTCCCGCAAAATCGTCGGCTGGGTCATTCGCGACGCCGACCCCAACACCGAGGCCATCCTCGAAGCCTTCTACGTCGCCTGCTCCACCCATGGCGTCCCCCTCGCCGCCTACACCGACAACGGGAAGGACTTCGATTCCCGCGCATTCACAGGGCTGTCCAAGAAGGAGCGGCGGGAGGCTCGCAAGACAAGGGTCACTCACGACCAGAACAAGCTCGGGGGAATCTACGCCGCCCTCCGCATCAAGCACATGCACGCGTGGATCGAGCATGGCCAATCCAAACCGATCGAACGATTCTTCGGGACCATGGAGGATGGATTCGGCCGGTTTTTCGACACCTACTGTGGCCGGAGTCCCCAGGACAAACCTGAGCAGCTGGCGGACATGCTCGCCCGCGGCAAGGCCCCCACGCTGGAGGAGTTCGTGGAGAAGTTCGCCGCCTGGGTGGAAGGCGACTACCACGCCAAAACCCATACCGGCGATTCGATGGACGTGCGACCCAATGACGCCTGGACTGACAACCTGATTTCGCAACGCACTGCCCCGGACGAGCTGCTGAAGATTTTGGTCCAGCCGCGCATCGGCCCTCTCACGGTCACCCAAAACGGCGTTCGTCATAAGCACATCAGCTACGGGGCCGGCGATCTCAATCACCTCCTGGGCCAGGAAGTCTATATCCGTCGCGATCATCGTGACGTTTCTCGCGTCAGCGTCTGGACGCTCGATGACAAACCGATCGCCACCGTTCGCGCCAATGTCTCCCTGCCCGTGAACGCGGACGGACAGCTGGTGGAGCTGGCGATCAAAGACAAGCTTCGCCGCACCAAGGCCCTCAAGGGGGCCACGCAGGCCCGCCTGCGAATGGCCGAGGACATCACCGACACGATGTACAGGATCAACAAGGAACGCGCCCAGAAGGCCGCAAACGCGTCCGGCGGCGGCGACGAGCCGCCCCCCTCGCTCTCCCCGGTTCGAAGCGACCTCGAAGGCGCTTTGCCCTTCCTTCAAAACCAGCAGCAGCAGCCCCTCCGCCGCGCCGTGGGCGCTTCGGACTTCGACCTGGCTGCGGCCATGCAGGACACCCCGCTCACGCTCAAGCGCCCGGCGCCGTTGCCGTCGCTTTCAGAATTGCTCGGAGACGACTGACAGGAGGTCCACCATGTTCCCCGACAAAACAGACTGGATTCAGCGTCTCACGGATGAGGCCCGCATTTTAGGAGAGGCACGGATGCTTCGCGACGATCAGCCATTGACCCCGGAGCTTACCGCCGCGGTCTGCCAGCGCTTCCAGGAATACCTGACGCGCGTGCGCAAGACGCAGGACTGGGCGGCTCGATCGATGGCGATCTCGCCGACCACCATCAGCGCGATCATCAACAATTCTTTCGCCGCGGATCCGGAGAAACATGTCCGGACCATGGACAAGTGGCTAGAAACCCAATACCTCAAAGAGCATGCCCCCCGCCCATCGGGCTTTGTAAAAACCGGCGTGGCTGAGCAAATCTACGCCGCCGCCAAGTGGGCGATCGAGAGCAGCTGCATCGTCCTGTGCCACGGCCCCGCAGGCGTCGGAAAAACCCTCGCCGCCCAAGCCATCCGCGCCGAAATGCCCGGAGGCATCTTCATCACCATCCGCACCGCCGGCCAGACAAAGGTCTCCGTCCTGGAGGCAATCTCCCAGCAGCTTCGCCTGGGCACCAAAGCCACCTCCTTCCAGCTCTTCGAAAGCATCGTGGCGGTGTTGCGCGACACGGGCCGGCTGCTGATCGTTGACGAGATCCACAAGACGGAGGGGCGGCGGAAGGACGAGGCACTGCACGTCCTGCGGGATCTCCATGACGCGACGGGATGCCCGATGTTGTGGATGGGCATGACCAGCATCGCCACCTACATCCAGCTCGGCCAGGCCAAGGGCTATGAGTCCCTGGACCAGCTGCACAGCCGCATCGGCCTGTGGCTTGATCTGACGGAGGTCGCCACCCGCGCCGACGGCGGTCCCGGCCTCTACACCGTGGAGGACGTCCAGAAGGTCCTGGCGGCGGGGAAGGTTCGCGTCACCAGCGACGGCGCTCGCTACCTCCAGATGCTCGCGAACGAATACGGCAGCGGCGCCCTTCGCACCGTCGTCAAGCTGGTGCAGCTCGCCGAGAAGGTCTCGAAGGGCCAGCCAATCAACGCGGAAATGCTCCGCAGCCTTCAGGTGCGGCGCCTCGGCATGCGCGCCGCAGAGAACCTCGAAACCCGCATGCAGGCCCGCCTGGCTGTTGCTTGAAAGGACACCCAATGCCCCCGACAAAACAAAAGGCCCCGCCTCCCTCCCCTGTCGAACGGGAGATCAAACGCCACCGCAACCTCATCGAGCGGCTGCAGGAGGACATTGCCAAGGAGACCGAGGCCCACCGCCTCTCGATCCAGAAGCTCAAAGACCGGATCGCCAACCATCAATCCATACTCGATCGACTCGGGTTCATCCCAGCCAAGGGCCAGGGCAAATAGCACACGGGACGCGGCAGCCGGGACAGGACCGGCAGCGGGCCTACAGGGCGAGAGGGCCGGTTCACCCGGTTAATGACGGCAATCCCCTCATCGCCACTAGGAGTCAAGCATTGGGAACGCCGCCGGCACTGAGATCCGGCAATTGCGGGTGAGTGCATGCTGAATCCCGCCCCGTCCCACCAATTCATCTTTTGGAGGCGTCATGGCCATGGCAAAGCAACCCGAATACGTCTGGACGATCATCTTCCGCCCGCATTTCAAAAGCGGGTTCATCGGCAACAAGCGTTCCCTCACGCTGCTCGCTCCCGCAGACGTAAAGGCCGTGTTGTCAGAAGTACGCGACCAGGTTCGCCTGATATTCGTTGGGCCGCACTCACCCGTTAAAGACATCGAAGTGCATGAGCTGTCGCGCGGGGCCGAGCTTGGCGTTGCGAGGGAACTGCCATGACACCGGCCCAGATCAAACTCATCCACGTCGCCTCGCGGCAATGCGGCCTGACGCGCAGCCAATACGAAATGCTCCTGGCAAACGTCGCCGGCGCCACCAGCTGCAAAGACCTCACCAACTCAGGCTTCGAGGACTGCATGGCCGTCCTGGAGGACATGGGCTTCGAGGGGCACTACTGGCGCGACAAGGTCGCCGCCAGGGGCGCGCGCGGCACCGAGCGGATGTGCTGGAAGATCCAGGAGCTGCTGGCGGCCTATGACGAGGTCCGCGGCGAACACGCCCACTACGAGCTGGCGGGCCTGATCGAACGCGCCACCAAGGGCCGCACGCGACTCCTGGCCGAACTCAAACCCCGCGAAGCCTGGAACATGATCGAGGGCATCAAATCGATGATCGATCGCGTCTCCGAATCCGCCGACGCCGAACACGTTCCGGCGCTGGCCATCGGCGAAATCCCCATCTGACGAAAGGGCCACGGATGGCTGGCATGGAAATCCAAAACTTCATCGACTCCCTGGAGAAACAGTATCTCCCCAGGGCGAAGGCCGTCTTGGTTTTTCAGTTGGGGAAGTTTGCAGAGGCGGTGCTTGGTGAGGCAAAGAACCGCTGCCCCTACGCCACCGGCTTTCTTTCCGGCTCCGGCACCACCGAAGGCCCGATCGGCGAGGGTTTGGAATCCAGCTACATCGTCGGGTTCAACGCCATCTACGCCGCAGCCGTCCACGAGATTCTCACCAATCATCACTCCCAGGGCGAAGCGAAGTTCCTCGAAAACGCCTTGCGGGAGTGGTCGCCGAAATTGGTTCCCTGGATGGTCGAAGCGCTGGAGAAGGAGTTCGCCAATGGCTGACCCTCAGCAGCTCGCCGACAAGATCGCCCAGATCTACCAGGACGCCGCCAAGCGCCTCCGCGAAACCGTCATCGCCCCGCCCGGATCCACCGACAGCGCCCGCGAATTCAATCAGGCCCGCGCCGCCCAGCTCCTCAACCGCGTCAACGCCGAGGTCTCCAAGCTCAAAGGCCAGGCCACGCAGCTGGCCGGCGAAGCCCTCACCGACGCAATCAAAAAGGGCACCGCCATCGGCGATGCCCAGGCCACCGCCGCCGGCCTCCGCCCCGCAGGCGACCTCTCCGGCGACTTCTCCGTCATCAATCACGACGCCGTGCGCGTCCTCGCCCAGGACACCGTGGGCGATCTTCACAAAGCCGCCGACTCGATGGGCAAGACCGCCGCCTCCGCGCTCCGGCGCATGGCGGCGACCGGCGTCACCAACGCCCAGGTCAATGACATCCTCGCCGGCAAGGCCGTGATCGAGGGCCAGCCCGCCGCCGCCATCCGGGCGCTGCGCGATGAGCTGCAGAAGGTCCATGGCGAAACCGTCGTCATCCAGGGAAAAAACGGGCCGATCGAGTTCGACACCGGCTATTACGCCAAGCTGGTGGCGGTCACCAAAACCCGCGAGGCCGTCGTCAAAGGCACCAACGATCGCCTGCAGCAGCGCGGCATCGATCTGGTCAAGATCGTCGGCCGCAACTCCGTCCACTTCTGCACGGCGTTCCTCGGCCATGTCTACTCCCTCTCCGGCACCTCGGACAAATACCCCGCCCTCTCCAGCCTCCCCAACGGAGGTCCGCCGTTCCACCCCCAATGCAGCAAATCCACCGCGCCTTTTATCGAGGGGCTTTCGTCCCTCGGGGCGTTCAACCAGCCGCGGCCGGATGCCGCTTAAACCTCATTCGAAGGGAGTCGAAACATGCTGTCTTTGTCGATCAAGGAAAAGGGATTCATCAGCGTTGGGAACGCGGTCGTGAAGGTCGTGGAGGTTCGCCGCAACTGCGTGCGGCTGGCGATCTACGTAGACAGGGAAGTGCCCATCCACCGGTTCGATCCCGAGGGAAATTGCACCCTCGAAAAGATCCCCGACAACCAGAAGCAGCAGGCGATCGAACTGGCCGCGCGTATCAAGGGCCAGTACGTCCTGGACCCCACCAAGGAGGCGACGGCCTGATGGGCAACGTCCCTCACATCCCAGACGCCACCCTTGTGCGCCTTTCGGGCATTGCCGCCTGCGAATTCACCGCCGTCGGCACAACCATCGGAGCCAGAGACGGGGAGGTCGTCCTGCTGCTGCAGCTGCTGCCCGTGCTTCCCATCGGGCAGCCGGATCCGTTGCTGGCGATCTTCCTGGACGACGCCATCCGCCTCCATGCCGACCTCGGGCGATTCATTCAAAACCTGCAGCAACAGCGCCAGCAGGAGGGCACGTGATGGAAGGCGGCTGGTTTGCAAACGAAGCGAGGCGGATCTTCGGCAATGCCGGCCACGCCGCGCGTTACCGCGACGGCGACGCGGTCGTGTGCAAAGTCGGCTTCCGCAGTTGGTACGGCTTCCACCCCCGCGCCGTGGCCACCACCGAGCAAGAGGCACTCGACACCGCCGCCCGCAACCGCCTCCCCGACGATCCTTCGCCGGCGAATCCATCGTGGGTTCCCGGCAGTTACACGAGTCCCTTCACCCCGCACTCTCCAGTGAGGGCATGATGTTTGGAGCTGTACCCATGGAGCCGATGAAGCAGATTCGCGCGACCGAGGCCCTTATCCCCGTCGATTGTCGCGGCACGTTTCCCGAACATCTCTTTGGCCTCAAAGCTGCGGAGCTGCCTCCATCGATCGTCGGCTGGATGCAGGGTCTTGTGCCCTACTACCAGCGACACGGCATCACGATCTTCCGCGGCGACTGTAAAAAACTCCTCCCCCTCATCCCCTCCTTCTTCTTCGACCTGGTCGCCACCGATCCGCCCTATGGGATCAATTACAACACGAATTCCGATGGCAAGGCCGGCGGCGGGCGCCGCAGCTACAGACCCGTCCGCGGGGATGATCGCCCCTTCGATCCCTCCCACCTCCTGGCCTACAAGCGCGTTTGCCTCTGGGGCGGCAACTACTTTGCCCACCTCCTCCCCCGCTCCACCAAGTGGCTCACATGGGACAAGCGGGAGGGCAAGGGCCAGAACTGCGGCTCAGACTGCGAACTCGCCTGGACGCAGGGTTTGCCCGGTGTCAGCACGCGCGCGTTTTACCACATGTGGAACGGCGCCTGCCGCGCCAGCGAACGCGGCGACCCCCGCCTGCATCCCACCCAGAAGCCCATCGCCCTCATGCGGTGGTGCATCGAGCTTTTCCCCGAAACCAAAACACTGGTCGATCCCTACATGGGCGTGGGGACGACGCTCGTGGCCGCGCGGCAGATGGGCCTGACCGCGATCGGCATCGAATACGACGAACAATACTGCCGGCACGCCGCCGACCGCGTCGAAGCTACAACCCGGCTTTTGAACTGAGGGCACCATGACCGAGATCTCCCGAAACCTCGTCCGCAGCCTGCAAAGCGACCTTTGCCCGGCATGCCGCAAGAAAAAGAAGCGGGCTCAGACGCTCTGCGGGACTTGCTACTTCTCGCTGCCCTACCCCATGCGCAAGGCCCTCTATGCCCGCCTGGGCAACGGCTACGAGCAATCGTTCAACGATGCCATGCGCCACCTCGAAGTCGAGACGCCGGCGTTTCCGGAGGCGGCTGATGTCCAAAAATAGGTTCGCACTTTCAATCATTGCCGCTTCGTGCCTTGCTGCTTTTGGTCAGGCCCAGTTTCACATCCGGCACGTCGAGATGCAAAACGAGCGAATGAACCGTCGCCAGATGCGGCCAGCAGCGCCCAGGAAAAAGCGGGGCAAAAGATGAACAAGCGGCCATGGCAAAGCTGGGAGCTGTCATTCATGCGGAGCTGTTACCGCACGATGACGCCGGAGCAGGTGGCAGAAAGCCTCGGCCGCAGCCGCGCCTCCGTGCTGATGTGCGCGCAGCGAATCGGCATCGCCAAGAGAAAGCTCTTCACGGAAGAAGAGAAGGCGTACGTGATTGCCCACCAAACCGACTCGTGCCAGGACGTCGCCACTGCCATCGGCAGGCCCCTGGAGGCGGTGTACGACCTCCGCCAGCGATTGGGCCTCTCGCGAAAAAAGCTCGATTTCGGGCCGGAATTTGAGAAGTACTTGCGGGAGAAGTACGCCGCCGGCTGGAGCGATGCGGAGATTGCCCAAGGCTACGGATGCGATCGACACACCGTCGGCGATTTTCGGGAACGATTCGGCCTCCCTCCTCAGCCCTGGACCGATCATCAGCGAAAACTGGTGGGCCAGCGGACAAAGGAACAATGCCGCAAGGCCGGCGTGAAGAGCCTCGCCGAGGTCCGCAGGCTGGCGTTCAAAAAGTACGCCCGCGCCTATGGCTGGCCCGAAGATCTGCTGCCCCGCCAGGTGCAGATGCTCAACGCGCTCTTGCGCTTCGGTCCGATGACGCGCCGGCAGATCGCCGAGGCGGTGGGGATGCCATGGAAGGGGTCTCGCAAGAGCCTCGTGGGCAACGTCCCCAGCGGCACATACCTCTATGACCTGATCGAACGGGGGCTGGTGGTGAATCTGGGGCGTGTGGTCAAGGGGAAGGGCAGCGGCTACAGCCGCTGTCTTTATTCCATTCCAGTCTTCACGCAAAGGAGCGCAGATGGGCAACAAGCTGCTCAGGCAGGATGACAACTTCGACGGCCTGCCCCCCTGGCTCGCCCAGATGCGGAAGGCCGTGCTCGATGGTGTCTCCCAGGAGGACATCAAAGAGATCGTCGCCAACCAGCTGAAAAAGGCCAAGGAGGGCGATCCTCACGCGATCAAGTTCGTGTTCGGCCAGATCCTCGGCGGCGATGCCTTCAAGGGCGCCACCTTCATTCAAAACAACTACCACGGGAAAGACGAGCCATCGAAGCCCGTGGATGCGAAGCCCGGCTCCAAAGACAAGATCGATGCGATGCGGCGCCGCGTTGAAGCCGGCCTCGACCTCCAGCAGCCAGGGGATGCGGGAGCCGAAACTTGACCGCGGCATTCAACATCAGGCAGTGGCGAGCCTCCTCCAGACAAGAGTGGGAGCTGGTGGACGACGGGAACGGCGTGAAGGCGCGGAAGGCAGAGCTCCGCACGCGACACGGCGTGGTCGAAGTTTTCTCCTACCCCGGCAACGGCCCCACCCCTGCGTTCACCTCCTTCGACATGTACATCTACCCCAACGTCTTTCACGCTCGTCTGCCCCGCTGCTACCACGATCGCTGGCTCCCCCGCCTCGCCTGGCGGTTCGATTGGGCTTGCCACGAATTGTCGGAGAACGGGGGGCGGCCATGAAGTGCATTTCACTATGGCAACCCTACGCCACTCTCGTCGTCATCGCTGCGAAGTGGTTTGAAACTCGGCACTGGTCCACCCCTTTCCGCGGCCCGCTGCTCATTCATGCGGCGAAAACCAAACGTTCTGTCGGCATCATGTACGACACACCCTTTCAACGCGCCCTCATTCCGGCCGGCTACCGCATGGCCGAGGATCTGCCGTTCGGCTGCATCGTTGGAGCGGTGGACCTTCTGAACTGCTGGCTTATTCATCGGCCGGGCGGGGGAGCCGGTTCATTGTGGGCCGGTAATCGGTCGCGCCCGATGCCCCGTGGGGATGAGTTGTTTTTCGGAGACTTCGGGGACGGCAGGTACGCCTGGGAGCTGGCAAAGCCCCGCCGATTCCCCACGCCCATTCCGTACAGGGGCTTCCAGTCCTTCTTCGACGTCCCCGAATCTTTGGTTGCCGATCAAATGGTGAGGGCGATGACCCTGCCGCCGCCAGCTCCAGTTGGCGGGGAGGTGTGCACGTGAAAAAACCCAAGCTCCTGCCGTACGAACGAATGCTGATCAAACACTTGGAAAAGCGGTTGCCTGTCGGCGCCTTCTGCACGCTTTGGTACCACCGCTGTGTGCTGTGGTCTCAGGCGGGGCGGTATTTGAAAATGCCCCCGGAAATCAACAACTCGATGACCCTCCGGATCTGCATCGTGGATCCGGAGAAGCCTCGCGACGTTTTGGGGCGATTCGAATGGGAGGGAACGAGCTTGGAGGAGGGGGTGAAGACGGTCGATCGCTGGATGGCAGAACAAAAGGCTGTGGCGATGAAGGCGTCGCGAGAGCAGCCGCTGCTGGTGTCCCGTGTACTGGCGCTGCCGGCGGCTGCAGATCCCAAAGGAGGACTTTTCCCATGATCAGCCTTTCCCCCACCTGGGCAATCATCATGGCCGCGGCCTCCCCGCCGCCGGCGCCGCCGCCAGCTCCGCACGCGAGACAGAAGCCCAACATTTCCCTCGCCATGCTGGAGGCGCTGAAGGCGGCCGACGCTTCCCCGTCGCTCACCATCGACGCCAAACCCAGCCTCTGCATGTCCCTCATCTACCGCGGCCTCGCCCGCCGGCAACGGATCGATGCCCGCAAGAATCGCGTCGTGATCAGCGCTGAAGGAAGTCTCCTGATTCGCACCCAATACGACGCTCTAAAAAAGGTTCTTACCGACACGGTCTGAGCCCGGCCATTTACACGGAAGGACGTTGGGCACGGATGCTCGACCCCACCGACAGCCTCCCCACCCCCCACACGCCCGCGCCTGGGCCGCTGTTCGAATCGACCAGCCAGGCCGCGGCGCGGGTCGCTTCGCGCTTCGCCCGCCAGCGCTACCGCCAGATCCTCGCCGCCCTGGCCACACAACCCCACTGCATCTTTGAGGTTGCCGAGATCATCGGCTGCCTTGATCACCAGATCTCCGGCCGGTTCGGCGAGCTGGTGACAGCCGGCCTGATCGACCGCACCGGCGCCCGCCGCGCCAAGCCGGCGACCGGCTGCCAGTGCGACGAGTATCGCCTCACGCTGATCGGGGAAGCGGTAGCGATCGCGCTGAAGGAGCTGCCGTGACGATGGCAAAGGGACCCAATCGCAAGGCACTCGAAAAGCTCGCCGCCGAGACGACGGCGGTGTTGGCACGCCATCCCCGCGCGGACCGCCGACGCCTGGCGCTGCTGCGTGGGCAAATGGTGCGGGACATGACAGCCATCATATTGGAAGAGAAAAAGAATCTCCGGCCCTACCTGAAGGTGTGGCGGGAGATTTATCTGGCTGCGTGCCAGGAAGCGCTTTCGAAGGCCCTTCAAACGCCAGCCAAAGAGGAGCAACCAGGGGGAGGGTAACGATCATCCCGCGCCGGCGACGGCGCGGGTTTCCGGGAGCCGCCAGCTGAGGGCGCGGGACCACGGTCGCCGCCAACCCAATAACGCCAGCCGCCCCGGAGACAGACGGCCGAACAAAGGGCCGACCACCGCCCCAGGGCGGAAAGGCAAAAAACCCCGCGAAAGCGGGGCGGTTGTGTTTTTGCCGATGACTGTGAGTGATCCCGAAAGTTACCCATCTTCACGCTGTCTGGCGCGCGATAGGCGCGCGATGCGCGCGATTCATTTCCACTTTTAAATTGCGGTTTGGAGGGGGACGTGATAGCGTTTTAAGAGATCGACGGGAATCGCGCGCCGTGCAGATTTCGCCGCCGGCGCCCCCGGTTTTGGCCTGCCCGTGCAAACTCGCCTCGCTCGCCCGGTTGGCCCCGAAAACGATCGTAACCCCCCACAACTCAAAGCCTTCGTGGCCCGGCTAATCCCGCCTGGTCCCGTGCAATCCCGCTTGGCCATCCACAAGGAGGAACCTGCGCCATGACCCACTGCATTTGTGCAAATTCGTTTCCATTTGTGGACCAGTCCCCCCCCCGTCCCCTCCGCGCCCTGCGTGGTTCATTCCCCCCCGCCCATCTTCCCAAACCGGTGTCTCTAAAATCGCAAAACCTTGGCACACAAGCACAAAAACCCCACCTCCCCATGAGAAACAACGGCAAAAACTCAACCTTTTTCCCGAAAACCATGAGAAACATCGAAAAAAAACCGCAACTTCCACCCCCAATTCACCATTCACTATTCCGCCTTCACCCTTCCCCAACACC